CGGCCTGCACGGGCTGGGCTCGACGGACATGGGCCGCTTGCGCCCACAAAGCCAAGTCCTCGACGATGTACTGCCGGATGGCGTCATAACGTGACGGGGAGATGTAGGGCGTCCCATTGGGCGCCACCTCCGCGTGCGCTTTCATCGCCATCTCCAGTCGAGACCCCAGTTCTTCCTCAGAAACCGTGGGCAGTGCCTTGCGAATCATCTCAAGGGCTGGCACGACTTCCTGCTGATAGAACTGCTCCCCACTGGTACTGATCTGCTGCAACTGGTGCTGGACCTTCAGGTCCTCAATGCGCTGTTCCGCACGAGCGGCCCGTTGCTCCGGCGAGTTCTCCGCGAGGTACGCCTCTTGGACGGCCTCCCGGAACTCTTCATCAATGAGCAGTCGCTCCATCTGGGCTTCGCGCTCCATGAGCAACTGCTGCGCCTGTTCGATCTGCGCGGCGGTCTCCTGCTGCATCCGCTGCGCTTGGTCCTGATTGTACACGCCCCACTGGGCGAGCTTGACGACCTGATCCAGCCGGTCCTGTCGGACCTTGCCGTTGGCCTTGTATTCCACGATGAGGGCGGGGATCTCCACCTCGCCCTCGGCATCCATCAGTCGGAAGTCGGTCGCTAACCCTTCGGCAACCGTAGGGACCGCCACATACCCGTCTGGGAGGCTGGGCGCCTCCGCTCCCGGCTCATCACTCGCGGAATCCGCCGCATCTTCCGATGACGCAGCGGCAGGCTCAGCCACGTCGGCTGAAACCTCGGCATCAGCAGGCGGTTCGGCAGAATCCGGAACGGGCGCGGGAGGGGCATCCTCAACCTCTGGCTGGGGGACGGGCAACGCCGCCGAAACGGCTTCGTCGATGGCGGTGCTGATGTCCAGAACGGGTGCAGTCATACGGGCGTCCTATTGCTGGCGGGAGAGGATGTCCGCTTGACGAGCCGCCAGCTCCTCATCCGGGATACCCGCCAACGCCTGCTGCATCAGGGGCGCGACCCCGATGGGCGGGTTGTTGGCGGCGAGAGGCAAGTTGCCCGGCGGCATCGACGGGACCGAAGCGGCTGGGGGTCCGCCTTGCGGCGGGCCACCCGGTGCGCCTCCGGGTCCCGGCGGAGCGCCGGGGGCTGGCGGCATCCCTCCGCCCTGTTTCTGTCCGGCCTGATTGGCCAGTGCCGTCCAGCGTTCCTGCGCGGCGGCGATAATCTCGGGAGGCAGGTCGTCCTGCAGCAGGATCTCCCGCTCCAGCACGTCCTGATGGATCGCTTCGTTGTCCTGCCAGCGCAGCTCGGGGACCGGTGTCCCCAGCCGAATGGCATCGGCAATCCGACGCGCACGGGCTTCCTGATCCTCGTCCGGCGACTGGATGTCCCGCGCCACGGCGAACTGCTGCCGGCGGCGGTATTCCTTGAGGTCGATCACGCCGGTCTGGAGCCAGTTGTCCAGCAGGTACATCCGGAAGGCCATCGGCATCGGCATCATGGACGCCTGCTCCACGCGCACATCCGACTGCCCGTCAAAGTCGGACGCACTCACGGCGCGGGCCAGATCGGGGCGGCCCTTGCCAATGGCGCCCAGCGAGCGGGGCACATCGTACCCCCACGCCATCCCGGCCAACGTCACCTTCGCCCAGTCCGTAAAGGCATGGGCCATCGCGGCGACGACGGGGCTGAAGACGCGCTCCAACTGCTCGCGGGTGGCGATAATCGCCCGGCCCGACTCGCCAGTCGCCTGTCCCCGGCTGACTTGGTTCCACCCCGAGGCGTTCTCAAACGCCTGCCGTTCCAGCGCCAGCGCCTCTTTCACGTCGGCGCCCACGGAGAACCCGTTGACCGGCTGGATGGAGTCGGACATGCTGCCCGCGCCACGGACTTCGATCATGGAGGTGACGCCGCCCATGAACGTCTCGGTGGCGATCGCGTTGGGGCGGGTCAGGAACCGGCCCCCGGCGTTGACGCGGATGTTCTCCACCCACTTGGAGAGCAGCGCATTGACGCGCATTTGATGGTCGATCCACTGCTCCATCACCGGGCGGGGGAAATAGGACGGATCGCTACTACCGTCCCGAACCGGGACCACCGGGATCACACCCCAGAGCAGTGGGGCTGGGCCAAACACGACCTCGTCCCCGACCACCACCATCTGGAGCCCCTCAGGGAGGACATCCGGGTGGGGCGCCAAGTAGACGGTGAAGCGCTCGGTGACTTCCTCGTCCCGAAGCCGCTGCCCCTCGCCAATCGTCGTCTGCGTCAACACCCACGCGCCCATGCCTTCTGAGCCGCTGTAGGTGGGCGTATTGCCCGTATTGAGGCTGGAGGCGCTGGCATCCAAACCCGCAATCCCGTACCGGAACGCCGCCTCCTGCCGGGCAATGACTTCCCGAATGACCACCCAGCGGGGCGCTTGGGTCGCGGTCGCGTTGGGCGACACGCGGACCTGTTCCACGCGGAGGGTCTGACAGCCGATGTCGCCCAGCGGCTTCCGCTGCCCCGGACGCTCCCCCAGCCGCTCATCCCACGGGCCTTTGTCAGGATCCCAGTGTAGATGCCAGAAGCTGACCCCGTCCGTCTGCGCCCAGAAGCCGGCTTCGCGGGCGACGCGGATCATGTTCTGCTGCTCGTACTGGTATTCCAGCGCGAGCTGCTGGGCCTGCGCCTTGCGCTTGTCTTCCGGGTCTTGCGTGGTCGGGGTGACCGCAAACCCCGGCTTCTGGTCCATCATGATCTGGAGGCGCTGGTCGAGCGCCTTGTCCATCATGTTGTAGACCACCCGCGCCGCATCCCGAGGACGGGACGGCTCACGCCACGGCCCCAGTCCCTGCGCCGAAATCCACTGCTGGCCGGCGCGGAAGAGGCGGTTCCGCTCGGCCAAGTGGAGGTGCATCTGGACGGATTCCCGGCGGGAGTCCCACAGGCTCCGGCACCACGCCGCCCACGCCGGCATATCCTCCCGTAGCGCCTCATCGGCCAGCGGGAAGTCATAGCCGTAGAGCGCCTTGGCCAGCGCGGCCTCCCGCTCGGCCATCGGCTGGCCGTTCTCTTCGGGCGGGTTGGGCGCCATCTGCTCATTCGGGGACATCGGGTTGTTAGACAGGCCCGCCATGATCCGGGCCATCTCGTCCTCCAACACCGCGCCCTGAAAGGCCGGATCGGCCATCGGGTCCGCTTCAGGCGGGAGCATCGGGGGCATCGTCATGCGTCATCTCTCCGGCCAAGGCCCATCGCCATGCGGACTTTATTCCAGTCCCGATACTGTTCGTACTTCTCGCGGATGACGCGGGTCAGCTCTTCCTGCGCCCAGACTTCGTTCTCCTGCAGCGCCACCGCGATCAGATCCTCCGGGATCTCCACGGCTGCCGGAACGCCGGGCATCGACGGCATCGGCTCCGGGCGGCGAGTCTTCACTTCGCTCACCTGCTCCCACGCCGATGCCAGCCGGTGGACCGCAAAGAGCAGCGATCCACTGACAATCAGGGCGACCAGCGGCGCGTCGGTCATGGTCAGGCGAAGATCGTGAAGCCGCGCAGCACGACGGTGGACCGGGTCACCCCGCCGACCGCCGGGCAGGTGATCGCCGCCGCCACGTTCTCCCCACACCGGATCGGCGCACTGAAGTTGACCGCAATCGGAGCGAACGCGGCGGCGGGCAGTTCGACCCGCTCCACCGTGGTGGCGCCGTTGGTGATCGTCACACTGACGGCAGCGGCTGGCGCCGCGCCAGCCGAGACGCTGTAGCCGGTGATGAAGTGGATCTGGCCACTGACGGCGGCTTTGGTCGCTGTCGCGGCCACGTTGGTGTTCTGGGTCGCCACTTCCGACCACTGGGTAAAGTTGCGTCCTGCGGTATCCGCCATAACGTCCTCAGTCGGTTTGGTTCCGGCGGAGCCGGGTGGTCAGGTCATCTCCCGGAGCGGGAGGAATCAACGACGTACTGGTACTCCCGGCCTGCGTCAACGTGCCCGTCACCGTCTTTGACACGCGCACCGCGCCACTCAAACTGGCGTTTTGGGTCAACGTCCCCGCCAGCGCTTGGGTCGCTCGCACGGACGACGCCGTCGTCCCGCTCATCGTCAGCGTCCCAGTCACGGTTCTGGCAAATCGGCTGAGTCTGGTGATCGCACCAGCTGCTGTCAGCGTCCCGGCCAGCGCCCTCGTATTTCGGCTGGTCCCAGCCAATGCGCTGTTTGCTGTCAACGTCCCGATCACCGCTCGCGCATTCCGGCTGGTCCCGGCCAGTGCGCCGGCGTTGGTCAGCGTCCCCGTCAGCGCCTTGGCCGTTCGCGCCGTCCCGGCCAGACTCCCCTGCAACTCCAACGTCCCACCGACCGCTTGCTGAATCGGGCCGGTGCCCGGTGTCGGGAAAAGCAGCAGGAGCGACATGGCTTATTCGACCGTGAAAACCAGCACGACGTTGACGTTGCCGACGCTGCTGTTCGTGGTCTGATCCAGCTTGAGCCCCTCGTTGGCGCGGATCTTGAGCCCCTTCATCGCCGCCAACTCTTGCGTCTGCGGGATGTGATTGAGGCTGCTGGCCATCGCGGCATACGGGAACGTCTCTTCCGACGCGCCGTTCAAAAACAGCGTCACGGTCGTCCCGGTCGCGCCGGCGGTTGGCTTGAGTCGGCAGGTGACCTGTGCCGGCAGTGCGGTCGAATCCAAGTCAAACGCCTGTGGGGTCAGCGTGGTCCCACCAGTTCCGACTGCCGTCGTGCGGATGACTTCATATGTCTGCCCCACGCCGGTCACGGCGGTAAGCGCCGGGATGACATAGCAGCCCACCACGCGCAACACCACGCCCGATCCGGTCGCGTTGAACAGGTCGATCAGCGTGGTGCGGGCCGCCGCCACATGCGCCGTGTTGCCGGTGCTAACGACCCACGTCGCCTTCGTCCCTTGCAGGTGCCCGACTGAATCGGCGGTGACGACAGCCTGATACTCCTTCGTGCTCACCAACTGAGTGGCGATAGACGCCCCAGATCCGGGCGTGACCGCAACGGAGTCGTT